GACAATCAAAGGCGGCATCTCTACCAACGTCACAGGACTCACGCCTAACGCACTTTATTACGTGCAGGGTGATGGGTCTATAAGTTCACCTACTGCCCCGGACCCGTACAATCTTTCTGGGGCGGTTTACGACAACATAAGCCTCAGTGTCGCTTCGGAAGCAACTGACCCCCAAGGGATTGCTTTTAACGCCGATGGAACAAAAATCTTTGTCGTAGATGCTTCCGGTGACGATGTAAACGAGTACAGTTTATCAACAGCATATAATGTATCGACAGGGTCATTTGTTAGAAACTTTTCTTTGGCCTCTCAAGACTCCAATCCTCAAGATATAGCCTTCAACACTAACGGCACCAAAATGTTCGTTGTTGGTTATACTGGGCAAGACGTAAACGAATATACACTAAGTACGGGTTTTGACATAAGCACCGCTTCATACTCCCAAAACTTTTCTGTTGCTTCACAAGACACCGGCCCGGCAGGTTTGGCGTTTAACACTGACGGCACTAAGATGTTTATTAGTGGGATTACTAACGATAATGTTTATGAGTACACGCTATCTACTGGCTTTGATGTTTCTACAGCGTCTTTTGTAGATAGTTTTTCTTTTTCTGCACAAGTCACAGACCCAAGAGGCATAGAATTTAATTCTGACGGGACAATTCTATACCTTGTTGATAGGTCTACGGATTCTGTATATCAATACAATTTAACAGTTGGGTTTGACATTTCTACCGCGTCATATTCCGGCGCTAGTTTTTCAGTGGCATCTCAGGATACCAACCCACACTGTGCAATTTTTAACGGCACAGGCTCAAAAATGTATGTGACAGGAAGAGGAACCGACATAATATATCAATATAGTTTAAACGGATCGACATCTACCGTACTAGCAGGCAAAGCCCTGTCCTCCACTAGCATTAACTTGGATTACACAACATGAGCAATTTGAGTGAATTACTACCTGCCGGAGCAGGGGCAAAAAGTGCGGACTTCGTGGCTAGTGGTACGTTAGGGTCTGGGGCTACTGTCGGGCTTAACTCTGATGGGACTGTGAGTTCAATAGGTTTGGCTTCGGGGGCAATGGTTGAATTTTCTAGCAATCAAGTACGGTACGTTGCTTCTGCATATGACTCTACAAACGATAAAATTGTTGTAGCGTATAGAGAAACCGCAGCAGGGCCGGATGTTGGTATGGCTGTAGTGGGTACGGTATCTGGTACGTCTATATCTTTTGGTACTCCCGTGCAGTTTGAAGCAGGAACTACAAACTATATAGATATTGTTTTTGACCCCGACACAAGTAAAGTAATAATCGCTTACGAGGATGACACTAATTCCTCTTACGGCACTGCAATAGTAGGGACTGTTTCTGGAACAAGTATAAGTTTTGGTACTGCGGTTGTTTTTTCAAGTTTTAACACTCGTTATACGTCAATAATTTATGATACCAATGTAGATCGTATTGCCATAGCGTTTACTAAATATGATGGGTTTCAACAAGGCTGGGGTATTGCGGGGCAAGTGTCCGGCACAAGCATATCGTTTGGCTCCGCGGTTCGGTTTGACACGGACAACAGCAGCTTCACGGTAGAAATGATTGATTTAACCTTTGACTCGACAAACAATAAAGTTATTAACATTTATAAAGGTAACAATAACCGCTTTCAGGGGGTCATAGGGACAATTTCAGGTACGGCAATTAGTTGGGGCACACCTGTTGACGTTAATACTAGCACCGATAATAGATTCCCTTCCGGTTCATTTGACACAAACGCAGGTAAAATTTTTATAGCCTACAAAGACAGCGCCACTGATTATGTTTTGGGCGTTGTCGGCACAGTTTCAGGCACATCTATTAGTTTTGGCACAGCGGTAACTTTAGCTAGTGTAGGAGTAAACGGAGAAGTTTCAGCGGCATATAACCCCGACACCCAAAACCATAAAGTAATATATGGCAGTTTGGTTTCCCCGTTCCCAATCCGTCAATTTACGGCAACGGTTTCTGGGACAAGCGTTTCTGCCTCTGGCGATAGGGCCGTTACAAGCGACCAAGGTCAAGTGTATCAAAGCGGGTTAACCTATGACACAAACACTAACCAGTTTGTAAGCGCAAGTAGAACAACCTCCTCGGAAGTGGGTGGTGGGCTTGTTTATGTATCACCGGCAGGCGCTTCAAATACCGACTTCATAGGCATAACAGACCAAGCCATAGCAGATACAGCCACAGGCGCAGTGATTGTGCAGGGTGGGGTTAGTAGCTCAGTTGCGGCCCCATATTTAACCAACAGTGTTGGAGCAGACTCTGTTTTTGAATCAGCAAACACAAGATTTATTAGTTTGAAGTACGACTCAAGCAACCAAAAAATTGTTATATCTTATTCTGATGTAGGCAATTCTTATTACGGTAATGTAGTTGTAGGAACTGTAAGTGGCGACTCTATAAGTTTTGGAACGCCTGTAATTTATTCTTCCTCCACTACATACCAACAAAACCTTCAATACGACTCTAACGCTCAAAAAATTGTCGTTGCTTACCGAAATGCTGGAGCTAGTAATGCGGGGACAGCTCTAGTTGGCACTGTGTCCGGCACATCCGTATCTTTTGGATCACCTGTTGTCTTTCATAGCGGTGGAATAGTATATATGTCCGCTGGATTTGACACCACAAATAACAAACTTGTAGTAGCGTATTCTGATAACGCAAATTCCAACTATGGCGCTGCTATAGTAGGAACTGTTTCAGGAACATCTATATCTTTCGGTAGTTCTACTGTACTTGCTGCTTCAACTTTAATCTTGTACCCCGAGTCAATAGCTTTTGATTCTGATAATAGTAAAGTGGTTATATGTAGAAGGGATACGGCGGACTCTAATTACGGAAAGGCTATAGTTGGAACTATAAGCGGTACATCTATTTCTTTTGGAAGCGACACTACTTTCAATGCTAATGTTACTTATGAGATTAGCACTGCTTATGACAGCAACGAGAATAAAATAGTTGTGGCTTACAGGAACAATCTAACGAATTGCTTAGCTAAAGTTGGCACAGTATCTGGGACTTCTATATCTTTTGGAGGTGCTGGAACTATATCTGCCACCGACGCAGTAGCTACTATAGTTTTTGATACAAACATAAACAAAATAATTTGTGCGTTTCATTACAGTACAATACAAGGCGCTGTTGGAGAAGTTTCAGGAACAAATATTACTTTTGGCCCCGCAACAGAATTGGCTGACGGTTCAATATCAGAGGCTGTAAGCACTTATGACGCCGCTAACAGTAAAATGGTAATAGCCTATAAAGACTCAACTAATTCAAGTTATGGCACGGCTAATGTTGTAAACGCTGGCGACGACCTAACCATAGGCTCTGATTACTACGTTCAAGACGATGGCACTCTCTCAACAACAGCTTCCTCTGTCCCTGCGGGCAGGGCTTTATCATCAACCTCAATCCTATTGGAAGGATAACCATGAAAACTATTATTGAAAACGGTACTAACTGCTCTAAGTATCTCTTTGCAGACGACAAGCAAGTCAACATGACAGCAGACCATATCGAAGTGGGCGACCCTGCTAACTTGGACTTCATCATTGGCGACCTAAACTCTGGCAACGCTACTCTGATCGAAGGCGTGACTGAGCCAGACGATTGGTACGGTTGTAAGTACAACTACGTCAATGGCGCTTGGGAGCTATGCCCTGATTGGGTTGATCCACGTTTGGAAGAAAACGCGGCCTAAGAGTATGACAAGTGACGCATCTATTTTTGCTTATGGTTTTGGTCAACGGCCAGATACAGTCTTCGGACATGTACTTCTATGACATCAATAGGTGCAACTATTTTGCGAACGCAATTGTTAAGGGGAAGGTAGAACGGACACTTAATTACGAGCCGAGAGGCGTGGCCCTTGCAGCTTATTGTTTACCACGAAGGGCAGACCCCGAGGCAGTGAGGCCGTACTAATGGACCCTATAACCGTAAGTGCTTGCATAGCAGGCGCAACCAGAGCCTACAACCTTGTAGCTAAGTGCGTTAACGCAGGTCGTGAGATAGAGGACACGGCTCAGTATATAGGTAAATTCTTTGATTCTAAGGAAAAAATCTTAGAGATAGAAAAAGAAAACCAGTACGGCCCTAAGTTCCTGCGAGGCTCGTCGGTAGAAGCCCAAGCCTTAGAAATACAGATGGCAAAGCATAAAACGCAGCAGATGGAAAAGAACCTGCGAGAAGTCATCGTACTGCATGGCCCCGGCGAAGCGTTTTACAACGAAATGATGAAGACACGACGCACTATACGCGCCCAACGCCTAGCTGCTGCTGAAGCACGGGCTAAAAAGAAACGGCTAATGATCGACGGTGCTCTTCTTCTCCTGATGACCGGAGCGACGGTAGGCATACTTTTCTGGATGGTAAGTCTAGTCACAAACTAACGGGTAACACTATGCCACGCACAATAGCGAAAAAACCGGCAGCAGCGAAGAGGAAAGCCGCAGTGCCCGATACTACTCCTAAGCGGCTGGACCGTATTGAAGAAAAGCTAGAGGAATCCCGTCTTGATCTAGCGCGCGTGGACGAGAAAATTACTACGATATTTAACAGGCAAGGCAGCATAGAGACTGACGTTAAATCGCTTACTGAGAAGATAGGTAACGGTTTTGTGGAAAAGATTTTTTGGGTTGTGCTTGCTTCGGCTGTAGGCTTCTTAGCCGCCCAAATAGGTGCTGTATGAAACTTGACCCCGTACTGCTGAACATGGCCTGCTCGTGGTCCATGAAGGCATATAACGACAAGAACAAAGATGCGATCAAGGTCGAGTCCGCCCTGACCTCGACTACAGCCTACGTAGTTAAGCGCAAGACCATCGACATTATAGTGTTCCGTGGTACGCAACAAATGGGCGACTGGGCGTTTAACCTTTTCCCTATACCAGTGCCTTATGCCGGTCGGCTTTGCCACGGTGGGTTTGTCGCTGCTCACGCCTCAGTATGGGACGAAATCGAAGAGCATATAGACTACAGTAAGCGTACGCTAATCTGTGGACACAGCCTTGGTGGGGCACTAGCAGAACTGACAGCAGCCAAGCTAAACGGAAAGCACGACAACCTGAGCCTGATTACGTTCGGCAAGCCCAATACGTTCTTCAAAGGCTTTAAGCGTCGTATGAAGCTAGACGACCAGATTTCAGTAGTTAACGGCAGTGACTCAGTGCCGCGCGTACCGCGCCTGTGCTACGGCCCAAGTAAGTCACAAAACATGCTGTACTTCTCCAACGGCGGCGTAGACTATATTAACCCCAGTAAGTACCTACGCAGGAAAGACAGGGGTATAAAGGATAGAGTCTCAGACCACTTTATGGACGGATACAAAGACAGACTAACGCAATTCCTAGAGGATCAGAAAAATGGTAAGACTGGCGTTGATATTTAGTGTAGCCCTGCTTATGGCGTCGTGCGCCTCTGTAGAGCAAGTTATCCAAAGCAAAGAAATTTACTGTTCTGGTATGTATAAAGGCATCCGAGCAGTAGGGCGTGGCGCGCTTACAATGACTACAGGTGCTGTAGTAGAAGATGTTTGTGACACGATAGATGACATCGTAGCTGAAGAAGAAGTCGAGGAAAACGCCGCTGACGGCGTAATCAAAAGTGCTGACTAATCTGTACGACTTTGCACAACTGCTACTATTGTTGAAACAGCTATGACCGAAAGACTACTTGAAATGCTCAAGCGCCATGAAGGCGTACGGTCTACGGTGTATTTGTGTTCTGCGGGCTACGAAACCATTGGTGTGGGGCGAAATATCTCCAGTTCCGGTATGGGTCTGTCCGATGATGAAGTCAATTACCTGCTAGAAAACGACATCGAGCGTGTAATCAAAGAGCTAAGTACTGAATATCCTTGGTTTAATAGCCTTGATGATGTACGAAAAGATGCTATGATTGACATTAGCTTTAACCTTGGTGCCACTAGACTTCGTGGTTTCAAGCGCGCATTGGCTGCTATGGAAGCAGCCGACTACAAATTGGCCGCTAAAGAGTTCTTAGATTCCAAGTGGAGTCGGGACGTAAAAGGCCGTAGCCATGAACTCGCAAGCATGATCGAGACTGGCGAATACCTATGAGGTTTGTAAATGCCGCTTCAGAAACTACAGTTCAAGCCCGGAGTTGACCGCGAGAATACTCGCTATGCAGCCGAAGGCGGTTGGTATGAGACCAACAAAGTGCGCTTCAGACGGGGTATGCCTCAGAAGATCGGTGGGTGGGTGCGCCTGTCCAATGAGTCTTTTCTTGGCATCTGCCGGTCTATGCTCAACTGGGTTACTCTCCAAGGCCAAAACCTCGTTTCTGTAGGCACTAACCTCAAGTACTATTTAGAGCGCGGTGGAGCATACTATGACATCACGCCTATTCGGTCTACAGTATCTCTGACAGACCCCTTTGAGACTACCTCCGGCTCTGCCGTTGTTACGGTTACTGACCTTGCCCACGGTGCTTTGGAAGGCGACTTTGTGACGTTTAGCGGGGGGTCTGCGGTCGGTGGTCTTACCCTAAACAACGAGTACCAGATCAGCCTGATCGACGAAGATTCCTACACTATTACTGCCGAGACTACGGCTTCTTCTACCGCTACAGGTGGGGGTTCTGTTACTGCGGCCTACCAAGTCAACACAGGTAACGAGATTGCTGTGCCCTTTACTGGCTGGTCTGCGGGTACTTGGGGTGCAGGCACGTGGGGTTTTGGCGGTACTACTGATGCGCCTATTCGGCTCTGGAGCCAGTCTAACTTTGGCGAGGACTTGTTTTTTACCTACAGAGGTGGCGAACCTTTCTATTGGGACGCTAGCAACGGGGTTACTACTCGTGCTGTGTATGTGTCTTCGCTGTCCGGTGCGTCAGACGTTCCTGTCATAGTTAACAAGGCGTTTGTGTCGGACATCTTCCGTTTTGCGTTTTGCTTTGGTGCGAACGATCTGGGTACTAGCGTGCTTGACCCTATGCTTATCCGCTGGTCTGACCAAGAAGACGTAGCTAACTGGACGCCAGAGGCTACTAACCAAGCAGGTAGTCTGCGGTTGTCACGGGGCAGTGAGATCATTACCGCCATCCAAGCCCGTCAAGAGATTCTGGTCTGGACTGATACAGCCCTGTACGGTATGCAGTACTTAGGCGCTCCAGAGGTTTGGGGTGCGCAGCTTCTTGGCGACAACATCACCATAGCCAGTACTAACGCAGCGGTATACTCAGGCAACATTGCGTATTGGATGGGTACGGATAAGTTCTATATGTACGATGGTACGGTTAAGACCCTACCCTGCTCTGTTCGTAGCTATGTGTTTAACGACTTCAACTTCTCTCAGTACGCCCAAGTTGTTGCCGGTACTAACGAGCGGTTCGATGAGATTTGGTGGTTCTACTGCTCTGCTGAGTCTACTCAGAACGACCGCTACGTGGTCTATAACTACCTGCAAAACATCTGGTACTACGGCACGCTATCGCGCAGTGCTTGGATCGACGCTGACCTACGGGAAAACCCCATGGCGGCTACGTACAGCAACAACTTGGTCAACCACGAGATTGGCTACGATTGCCAAGAAGGTGTTAGCCCCAATCCGATTACAGCTACGCTAGTGTCCTCTGAATTTGATTTGGACGACGGCGATAAGTTTATGTTTGTTAAGAGAATGTTACCGGACGTAACGTTTGATGGTTCTACGGCTGATAATCCTGCTGCTACTATGACGCTATCTCCTCTGGAGAACTCCGGTTCTGGGTACAACAACCCTCTATCGGAAGGCGGTAACAGCAGCGCTACGGTAACTCGTTCGGCCACGGTGCCTGTTGAACAGTTTACAGGGCAGGTCTTTGTGCGGGTACGTGGTAGACAGATGGCGTTTAAGATCGAGTCTACTGAGCTGGGTGTGGCTTGGAAACTAGGTATACCACGACTGGATATGCGGCCTGACGGCAGGAGAGGCTAGTGGCTGAGAGACTAGTACAAAAGGTACAGCCACCTGCGCTACCAATACCCAAGGCTAGTCCACTCAAGCAGTATCTGGACGACCTGAACAACATCCTGCGTCTGTTTTTTAACCTGCTGGCGAACGCGGTTAACAACGTATTTGGAGAGCTAGGGGGCCGGTTTATCGACGTGCCCAATGCGTTATACTTCTCCATAGTAGATCAGCCAGTAGCAGTAGTAGATACACCGCAGGTAGTTACGTTTAACCAGACGTACTTAGAGAGCGGGTTTTCGATTAACGGTGCTAGCAATAGCCAGATAACTGCCACATACGGCGGGGTCTACAACTTTCAGTTTATTGGGCAGCTAGCTAGCGGCTCGGCTTCTGCTAAGAACATATACCTGTGGATTTCCCGTGATGGTACTAACTTAGGTTATACGGCGAGAGAATTTGTACTAAAGGGTTCCGGTGAGATAGACGAGGTCATTTGGAACTTCAACTTGGATTTGGCAGCGGATGAGTACATAGAGATGGTGTGGGTGTCTGACGATATAGATGTCACTATGAAAACTGTGGCTCCTGCTGTATCTCCTGCAACCCCGCATCCGGGCGTAACATCTGCTGTACTAACAGTTAACTTTATTTCGGCGCTACCTGAAACGCGCCCAACACCTCCGTAGGTGGGATATGAGTAACCAAACAGATACCATACGACAGATATTTGCTTTGCAGCCAGAGGGTGTGGTTGGTGGGGACATAAACCCGCTTAATATGGAGCTTATAAGAGGGGGCGGCAGCGACTCGTCTACTTTTTTCCGTGACCTTGACTACATGGATATGCTTGAGGCTGCGGAAGACGAAGAGCTGTTTAGGATGTTGGGGGTTAAGGATTCTGGGCTGACTGGCACTTCTAAAGACGTATACGACGCTATATTACAAGCCTCTGCTGCTACCGATACGGCCGGAGAGTATTTAGACGACGTAACCGCTGCACAGCAGGGTGTGGATATTGCTCTAGCGAATTTGAGCGCTAACACCGGAACGGACGTTACCTCGTACGACCCTGCACAAGAGGCCGCAACAGCGGCAGCCATAGGCGACCTCACCACCGCAAAAGAAAACCTCAGAAACATACAACAAGCCGCACTTGACTCTGGTTTAGTTTCCGAACAAGACCTAGGGGCTAATACCCTAACGCAAGACATACTTGATGAAGTTGGAGGGGTTTTAGGCGCAGGCACTCGGGGTTTATACGACGTAGCGTCAAACGTACCTGTAGTGGGAGATTTTCTTGGCGATGCTGTTGAGGGCGCAGCGGATTGGCTTAAGAATATGGAAGGAACGCTGACTGTTAACCCAATAACTGGAACGGTCCAAGGCACTTGGGGAGAAGTTCCCCCGTGGATGGAGAAGCAAACAGTTACCCAAGTCGGACAAATCCCCGGCTCTCAAACTATTGGGGGCGTTACTACGGGCACCATTTTGGATGACTTTATCTCTGTAGGTAGGGGTGAGCAAGACTTAGAAGACGTGTTTGAAGAAAGGGGTGGAGAGATTGCTTCCACCGTGGGGATAGACCCCGCAATAGTAGCTGCGGCCCAAGCAGCGGGTAAGACCGTAAAAGAATTCTTAGAAGACCAAAACGCTAAAGAAACAGCCCTTGCTCCTACAACGGAAGAAGACCCAAAAGAAAAGGAAAAAGCACCGGCCGTAGTGGACCTTAGCGGAGGGCGGGACGATGAAGAGCCTGCTGCACAAGAAGTGGCTACCATAACCCCAAGCACATCTGATGGCACATCTCTCCCCGAAGGCGTTGCGGGTCCTTTGTTTGTCCCCGATACAGAAGTAACGCTAGAGGAAGTGCTGGAAGACCCAATAGATCGCACTCCTACAGGCCGTGAAATAGTGCCCGGATTCCAGCTACCTGAAGAGCCAGTAGCTGAAGAAGTAGACATAGTAGAAGAAGTAATAAAACAAACCCCTACTGAGCGGGAAAGACTGCCCGGATTCCAGCTACCTGAAGAACCAGTAGCTGAGGAAGTAGACATAGTAGAAGAAGTAATAAAACAAACCCCTACAGGCCGTGAAATAGTGCCCGGATTCCAGCTACCTGAAGAACCAGTAGTTGAGCCACCTGTGCTTGAGCCACCTGTGCTTGAGGAAGAGCCAGTAGTTGAGCCACCTGTGCTTGAGGAAGAGCCAGTAGTTGAGCCACCTGTAGTTGAGGAAGAGCCAGTAGTTGAGCCACCTGTGCTTGAGGAAGAGCCAGTATTTGAGCCACCTGTAGTTGAGGAAGAGCCAGTAGTTGAGCCACCTGTGCTTGAAGAAGAACCAGTATTTGAGCCGCCTGTGCTTGAGGAAGAGCCAGTATTTGAGCCGCCTGTGCTTGAGGAAGAGCCAGTAGTTGAACCGCCTGTGCTTGAGGAAGAGCCAGCAACTCCCGAGGTGCCTGAAATACCTACTTCGCCTACGATGCAGGGCTACAGAGCTGTGCAAACAAAGCCGGGCGGGTTAGTAGATATAGACTACTTGTACGACATAGCAGGTCCAAGCATATTTGCCCCTAAAATGCAGGGGGAGGCTGAAGAAGACGTACTTGCTTATCTATACTCTAACCTTGGAGATAGTGGTATAGTGCAGGACTATGATATTGAAGAACTTATTAGGCTACTAGAGAGCCAACGAGGTTAGTATGGCAGACCCCGTAATACCCCAACGCACAGCAATACGTGGCAGAGTGCCGGGTACCTATGATCCTGACCGTCGTCCGGGCAGCAGTGGACAGCGCTACTTTAGCGACATAGAGTACGTTACTAATGTGGATAGCCCCGCTGCGCAAACAGCCGCTAACCTTGCCGCGCAAGGCCGAAGGAACGAGCAAGCCGCTGGGTTACAGGCACTCAACCTGTCTAACTTGGCTAGGCAACAGCGCCCTGCTACTTTCTTACCTCCCGCTGAAGAAGCAGGCATAGCTACGGTAGTCCCCAACCAAACTACGGGGGTTCAGCGCATATACGATTTGCTGGCTGAGTACATTCAGGGCACGCAGTTGCAGCCATACGGCACTGGCGAAACCCAGATGATGGCCCAAGGCGGGCTTGCTAGTGTTGCCCCGAAAGGCATGTACTTAGGCGGCTCTACTGACGGTATGGCAGATCAAATCCCTGCCACAATAAACAACCAACAGCCCGCCGCCCTAAGCGATGGTGAGTTTGTAATTCCTGCTGACGTAGTAAGTCATTTGGGAAACGGTAATTCAGATGCCGGTGCTAAGCAGCTCTACGGCATGATGGACAGAATCCGCAAAGCCCGCACGGGCAGCACTGAACAGGGTAAGCAAATTAACCCTAATAAATTTTTAGCGTGAGGACACGACTATGGCTGATCCAGTAGGACAACCAGCAAGCACTGAAGGTTCCTTAGCTAGTTGGGCCTCCCCCTATGTAACTAGCATGTTAGGTAAGGGCCAAGCGCTTTCCGAGATGCCTTATCAGGCGTACGAAGGACCCTTAACTGCAGGGCAATCTGAGCTTCAGACCCAAGCCTTCCAAGGACTGGGTGCTTTGAACGTGCCTACTACCCAAATGGGAGCCTTTACTCCAACTAGCTTTACCTCTGGCACTACAGCACAAGACTTTATGTCTCCTTATATAAGTGCTGCACTTGAGCCACAGATAGCAGAAGCCCAGCGCCAAGCTGAAATACAGCGCGTGCAAAACGCTAGCCGACTGGGCAAAGCCGGTGCTTTCGGTGGGTCACGTCAGGCTATTATGGAGTCTGAAGGCCAGCGCAACCTGCTTAGAAACCTTGCCGATATATACGGTACAGGCATGCAGCAAGCGTACACCCAAGGTATGGGACAGTTTAATGTTGAGCAGCAGCGTGCTCAAACTGCACAAGACCTTACTAATCGTTATGGTCTATCTGCACTAGCGGCGCAGCAAGTGGGCGGTGGGATACAGCGTGACATCGAGCAGCAAGGCATTGCCGCAGACCTCGGCCAGTTCCGAGAAGAGCGAGACTACCCATACAAGCAGGTTCAGTACCAGCAGTCTCTGCTACAAGGACTGCCTATAGCGAAGCAAGAAACAAGCTATATTGAGCCTAGTGGTCTTTCTTCGTTGCTCGGGATAGGCGGTACGTTAGCAGAGATATACAAAACGATTGAAGAAGGCCGCGCGGCGCGGTAACTAGAGAGATTATCATCATGGCTATGACAGGCGGCATTGGATACGAAATTGACCAGCTAGCGGAGTTGGGCGTACCTGAACTCATGCGTAGGCAGCAGGTTGATCCTCAACTGAAGTACGCACTTGCTCTGCAGGAAGCTACTAAGATGGTAGAGGCCGCCGCCCGTGAGCGTGATATGGCCCAGCCAATGCCTGCTCCTGCTAACGTAGTAGGTCAAATGGAAGCTAACCTTGCCAAACGCCTAGCTCCGGGCGTACAGCAACAAGGCCGCCGTAGCATGCAGATGAGAAACCGTGCCGCTATGGGACTCCCCGGACAGCCTGCCCCTAACATGGCCCGTATGGCTATGGGCGGTATTGTTGGCTACCAAGAAGGTGGCGACGTTATGGTAGGACCACCTGAGCCTAATATGCTGCAGCGTATGGGCCAAGGGCTTAAGAACATGGGCGGCAACATGGCGGAAAGCAGTGGCATACTGCGAGAAGCTAAAGCTGGCATTGGTGTGCCCTACGAGAAGCGAGCAGCAGTCATGCAACAGGTGCGTGAAGAGGTCGCAGCGGAGAGCCAAAACAGAGACCCTAACTTTGTAGAGCGCATGGGTCAGAAGCTTATGGACATGGGGCTTAACGTAGAAGAAAGCAAAGCTATCCTCAAAAAAGTCTACGACGATATGGGTAAGACCTACGAAGAGAAAGCCAAAGGCATGGCCATGGGCGGGGTTGTTAACTACCAAGAGGGCGGTGCTGTAGACATAGACGCACTGCTTGATTCTCTTATGATGGCAGAGAGCGGGGGCAACCCCCGTGCGGTAAGTGAGGTAGGCGCTGAGGGTGCGTATCAAATTATGCCGTCGACAGCAGCTGATCCGGGGTTTGGTGTGTCTCCTATGGAAGGCAGTCGGTTTGACCCAGAAGCTAGCCGAAAGTTCGCCAAGCAATACCTACAAGCAATGATTGACCGCTACGATGGCGATATGGAAGCTGCCCTTGTTGCGTACAACGCCGGTCCGGGTAACGCTGATAAGTTTGTCGCTGCAGGTAAAGACTACGATGTCCTTCCGCAGGCTATGCAGACTAAGCCTTACGTTGAGCGTGTTATGGGGCAGATTAGCCCGCAACGCTCTTACGAACGTGCTCCCGAAGGTGGCTTGTCAACCCTTGCGCTTGATCCAGTAAAACCCCGCCGCTTTGAGGCACCTGCACCAGTTACTGTGCGAGACACTAAAAAAGATGTAGATTCAATGCTGGAAAGAATAGACCCAGCAGCTGCGCCTAAAGAGGCGGATATGGTGCGTACAGTATCTAAGCGAGACGCAGAGAAGCAACGTGCCGTGAACTATTTACAAGGCATTGGTCGCGCCCAAGACTCACAAAGAGACAGAGAAGCAGCAGGCGGCTTGAGTTATATAAAGGCTTTAGCAGATGCAGAGGCTGCACAGAAAGCAAACGCGCTAAGCTACTTGCAGCAGGCGGGTAAGTTCCAAGAAATGCAGGGCGATACAGAAAACATGCTTGCTGCTCTAGACCCTGCCGCAGAAGGTGTTAAAGGGTTCAACGAGGGTGGGGGCGTTACAGGGTTCCTTCGCGACTTGATAGCGCCGGAGCGTGAGTCTTTGGAAGGTGTCGATCTTTCTGTAGTCAGTGAAGAAAATCCTTTGTTAGACGCTGGTATGTCTCCTAGCGAGGTTATAGAGCCGTTTAAAGAAGACCCAGTGGGGGCGACGGCAAACCTTATTTTAGGTGCGTACGGTGGGGCTAAACTACTAAACTTGTCGAGTAAAGCTCTAAAGCCTGTGATTAAACAATATGGCCCGGCAGCGGTACAGAGGGCTAGGGACCTAGCTGCAAAAGCTGTAACTACTCCTAAAATGTCTGGGCCGGGCAGTGCAGTGCGGGGGCCGAAAGGTAGAATGATGTCCGCTGAAAAAGCGAAAAAAGAAGGTCTCCGTTTAAACCGAGAGTTTAGCCCCGGAAGAACAGCTGTTACTGGTGCACTTGCAGCGAAAGTAGCGGATGCCGTACTAGAAGACGAGCCAACTGGGCCTTTAGAAGAAATGACTGTACCAACTAGACAAGAAGCGTTTGCTGATATGTTCCCCGAAGCACTATCTGCTGCGCAAAGGTTTAAAGTACGCAAAGGACTAGGCACTGAGCAATACCCAGAAGGCGCACCGCTAAAGAATCCACCTAAGAAAGGGCTAGCTGGGCTTCTTAGCAGGATCGACATGGACAAGGTAGCCGACGTAGCCCAAGTACTGGGGCGAGGTGCTGGTGCGTCTAAAGGCTTTGAAGCTGCTAAGATTGTAGAGGAAAGCGCGAAGGCTAGGGCTATCCAAGAAGCACGTCAGGACCAACTCGACAAACTCCGTCAGCAACTTGAAGTTGAGCGTGAGAAGATTGATGCTACTAGGGGAGTGGCAGAGTCTAAGGCCCTAGCGGACTTAAGCGAAGAGCAGCGCGAAGCTGTAGGTAAGTTCCTAACGCTACCTGCTACTCAAACTCGTATGATGGAAATACAAGAGCAACTTGGAGCAGAAAGCGTTTATGACCCACGCGTAATTGCGGCGATACAACCAGATATAAACGCGTATTTAAGCGCTATAGGTATGACAGGAAGCGTTGGCAATATGCCGGGACTGCCTGAAGGTGTAACAGTCAAAAGAGTAAACTAGATGGCTACTTTTGAAATACAAATGCCCGATGGCGGCGTTTACCAAGTAGAAGCACCAGAAGGAACCACAGACGCACAAGCATACCAATACGCACTAACCCAAGTACCACCACCCGAACCCGAAGTCGGCATAGGTGAAGCGTTTAGTACTGGCTTTGAGCGCGGTGTGGGTAGGCTTGGCTCTACTGTTACAGACATTATTCCCGCACTAGTGGGAAGTGCTGTAGGTGCTGATGAATACGCTCAGCGTCAATTCCAAGAGGCTGCCGAAAAAGAGGCGGCTTTGCCTGCTCCTATATTCCCAAGCTACAAAGATGTAGAGGGAGTAGGGGACTTTACCAAATTTGTTGCCGAAACTATCGGTGAACAGATTCCTAACCTTGGCGTAGCTCTTGGCACGGCTCTTACAGGCGGCGCGGCCGCTCCTGTTCTCGGTGCTACTCGTGCCGCAGGCCAGTTCGCTGGTGCTGCATTCGGGTCATACGCACTTAACGCTCCTGAAATATTCCAAAATATCTACCAAGAGACCGGAGAGACTGCACCCGGAACAGCCTTACTATTTGGTTCTGCTGCCGCTGCTCTCGACTCTGTCCTTCCTGCTGCTTTAGCTAGAAATATCTCTGGTCCTGTTAAAGCAGAAGTAACTAAGAAGCTGCTAGAAAGATCGGGCATGAACCCCAGTGTGCTGCGGTCGGGTACTACGGGACTGCTTAAAGGGCTAGGCACCGAGGGCCTTACAGAGGGCGCGCAAGAATCTATTAGTATCGCCGCTGAACGACTCATAGATGAGAACCCGGACATCTTTGGTAGCAGAGAGTTTGACCGCATCATGGAAGCAAGTGTCCGAGGTGCTGTAGCTGGCGGCGGCTTTGGTACTGTTGGTGGGCTAACCGAAGGTGCTAGAGAAAAAGGCGAACAACGAAGAGAACTTCGTGAGCTAGAAGAAGCCAAGACGCTGCAAGAAAAAGCGGAAAAGCGCGAGGCAGAGTTAAACAGTATTGTAGATGAGGTTATCTTAGAGCAGGACGAGGCAGCTGCGGCTAGTTTCACAGTGCCTACACAGGCGGCGGCAGCGCAAACCCCAGAGCAGCAAATGCAAGAGTTTGCAGCGCAACAAGACGCGCTAGCCGCAGAAGCTGCAGAAGAAGCTAGGATAGGGCAGGTAGCAGTTGAGGCGCAGGAGGAAGCTGATACGGCTATTGCTAGGCAAGTCGAGGCGCTAGGGGCACAGCGAGACGCTAAAGCGCGAAGAGAAGAAGCCAAACGCCTAAGAGCTATTGGAAGACAAGCTCCTGCTGTAGTGGAGGATGCGCAAAGAGGGTTTCAAGCCGCCCAGTTGGAAACAGAAGTAGAGGTGGAGCAGCCTAGTGCAACGCAGATACCTGCTACCAAAAAAGAATTGCAGCAATGGGGCAGAGAGAATTTAGGAATAGGTCCAACTGCGGCAGTGCTAAGAGAAGATGGACCCCTTGCAGGTAAAGACCTAACGGACCCCGCGCAAGCTGCTGAAGTGCGGGAAGTGCTAACCTCAGTACAAGAGGCTAGTAAAAGCGCCACGGTGCCTGTAAGAATTGACGACTATCTGAAGCAGGATGTGTTTGAAGCCGCACCTGCAACCGCACCTATCGCTGAAACTGTTACAGAAGAAGTAACGCAAGAAGAAGTAGTAGAGCCTGTAGCTGCGCCTGTCGAGCCTACCGGTGAAGCCGCTATAGCTTCGGAACAAGAACAAGCTGCTGAGCTAGCAGCGGCTGTAGAGACAGAAACTACGGATTTTATTAACCGAGAGATTTACGAAGCGAAACTAGCCGCAGGTCGTATCGCCAACGGCAGGAAGCTATCCGGGCTTACTGTAGAAGAGCAGCAGGAAGCGATAGCCGGTAACGTATTCCCCGAAGACACAGAAGTAGTAAAGCAAGCTGATGGCCTGTCCCTAGGACTTTCTAGGCTGCTCAGTGCGTACAGAGGCTACGTTACGGGGGATAACACACAAACGGCTAACCCCGAGGCTGCGCAAAAGTTAGTAGCTCCCATTGAAAAAATAATAGGGAAAGAGCAAGCCGACGCCCTGCTTCCTAGTATAGCCTCTGCCAACCCAGAAGCATTCGCTAACATGCTGTCTCAAATAAACAGCAGAGCAAAAACTTCGGTAAATACCGTAATACGCGAGGAAATACTCCCCAAGTACGGGCGTAAAAACGCGCCCGTCTACAAAGGTGCCGCATTCAGTCCAGAGGTAAGCCAGCTTGCAGAGCGTGGACGACTCGCACCTTTGCTTAATAAGTTGATCCCCAGTCAGTCGCCAGAGATACAACGCATACTACGTAAGATAGGCACGCAAAACCTGCGTACTCGTATTGTTGTTGGTGCTACTCCAGAAGGCACTAGCGGATTCTACGACGCGGCCGCCGACACAATTACGCTCGACCCGACTAACGGCATGAACGAGCACACTGCACTGCATGAGATTACGCACGCTGCTCTGGCGCAGGCGCTTAACAACCCTGACCTACAGATCACCAAAGACTTCTTTGACTTCTACTCCCAGATCGTACCTACGATGGACGGGTTTTATGGTGGGCAAGACTTACAAGAATTTACTGCTGAGTTGGTGGGTAACCCCGAGTTCCAAGCCCTGCTTAAACAAGTCAAAGCGCCGGAAGGCAGCAAGACAATGTGGCAGACCATTATGGACGCCATTGCTAAATTCTTCGGGTTCCGCAAAGGCCAGAGTGCGTATGACAAGGGTCTAGACTTTATAGATAGCCTCCTTGATGTGTCTCAGGGTGTAGAGCCTACGCTTACCGACCAGTTATTCCTCGGTACGCCTAAGATGGGCGTTAATGCTATTGGCGACATTATGACCAGTGGCAAAGAGCTAGCAGGAAAGAAAAAAGAAAGCTTGTTAGATGGGCTTTCTAAGCTTGGCACTACTAGCGGAGGCGGAAGAATACTTAGCAACGCCCTGCGTGCCCTTCGACTTAACGACTTAGTTAAACTATACGGCGATAAAATACCTGCTCTTGGAGGGCTGCGCGACGCTATCCTACAGCGACAAGGTGCTGTGGAGAAGGCTAGAAAAGCGGTGCAGCTTAAGTACATAAGCTTTAAAAAGATAGTTAAGAAGAAGCCTGAGCAAGCAGAAAAGCTAGCAGAGCTGGCCTCTGAGGCACGGCGGGAAGGCTTTGATCTTGTAGGTGTAGACCCCGAGTTCGATGTAAACGAGCTATCTACTGAGCAGAAAAGAAAGTTCAACGCTATGCAGCGCCGTTTGCAACGGTTGGACAGCGATGTGCAGGGCATGTACAAAGATATGCGCGAAGATTATCGGCGCATGTACGACCAGTACAAACAATATGTTTTAAGCCAAGTTACCGACGGTAAGAAACGAGCGGAGCTAGAAGCTAGATTCCTACGAGAAGCATCGGCCCCCGGCTATGTGCCGTTCTTGCGGTTTGGCGATTACTTCCTAGACTACACTGACCCTGCTACAGGTGAGCGAGCGTTTGAGGCGTTTGAATCCCCCCGCAAAAGGCAGCAGTTTATAGAAGCAAACAGAAACAGAATCCAAGACGAGAAGCAGTTTGACCGCACTGCTAATGCTGTGTTCAATAAGGCAGATTTTCCTCCTACTAGCTTTGTAGGACAACTGATGGACGCCCTCCCTGCGGAGCAACAGTCTATCGTGTACGACCAACTTCTAAACCTGTACCCCGAAAACTCTTTTATCCAGCGTACCCGTAAAGCGGACCTGATAAAGGGGGAGACTAAAGATTTAGTCCAAGGCTATGCGGATACGATGCTGAAGTGGGCTACGAAGCAAGGTAACTTGGAGTACTTGCCTGAAATACAAAAGAACATGAACGACATAAAGAGTGCAAAGGTTACCGGTGTTGAAGCATCAGTAGTTGAAGAAATAGGACGACGAGAAGGGTTTATTTCTAACCCCACTTACGGCCCAATGACTTCGTTCTTTGCCACTTCTGCCTACAACTTATTCCTGACAGGCAACGTTTCGTCAGCCATTGTTAACTTAAGCGCCGTGCCTTTGTTGTCTGGCCCTCTGCTTGTGGGTGTCTACGGATTTAGAAAAAGTAATGCTGCACTGCTACGCGCCATGCGTGTGACTAAGCCTAGTCTTAGTGAGTGGAACTCTGATACTCAGACCTTTGAGCCGGCATGGACTAAAGACCCTAAGTATGCAAGTTTGGTCGAGGGGTTAGACGCCATGGGGCAGCGTGAGCACACCATGCAGCGTGAGATACTGGAAGGCTCTAGGCAAAGTACCCAAGACTATGACGCCCTAGGCGCCAAGGTAATGAACATTGCTAGCTTGCCCTTTACAGAAGCGGAAAAGTACAGCCGTGCTACTACAGCAGTGGCAGCATACGATCTGGCTAAGGCAGCCGGCAAGTCGGACGCACAAGCGGTAGAGGAAGCAGTAAAGTTAACCATGGATGTACATACTTCTGGTATGGCAGCTGAAGGCCCTAGCTTGATGCAAGGTAACCTTGGTCGTGTGATGTTTACGTTCAAGAGCTTCATATGGAACAGTGCTGTTATTACAGCCATGGCAACTAACAACGCGTTGCGCGGAGAAGGAGAGATACGCTCGATAGCGCGTAAACAAGTGCTTGGTATCTACGGCATGAGTGCAGCTATCGCGGGTATTAACGGTCTGCCTTTCTACGGTGCGGCTGCTACGCTCGCAAACATGATGGCGGCTCTGCTCGGTGATGATGACGAACCGTTTAACGCAAAAGAGGAAATGCGTTCGTTTACTAATGAGTTCTTATACAAAGGCCCGCTGAACTACATAACTAACCTAGAAATATCTAACCGTGTCGGTCTGGCTAATGGATTGCTATTCCGAGAAGACCCGTACAGTATTGAGCAGAACGGTTACGTTATGACCGCCATCATGCAAGCTATGGGACCTGTGGGAAGCTACGCACTGAACATAGAGCGCAACGCAGGGCGGTTGCTAGAGCAAGGTGAGTATGGTCGATTCTTTGAATCTATTTCTCCTAGCGCCCTACGCAACATACTCAAGACCGGACGCTACATACAAGAAGGCGCACGTACTATAGATGGAAAGCCTATTGTTGAAGACTTGAACGGGTACAATCTAGCCTTACAAGCGTTTGGTTTTAGCCCCGCTGATTTGTCTAGCCTGTATGAGAACCGCGCTGCGGCCCTTAACTACCAGTCACAAGTGCGTAATAAGAAGCAAAAAATACTCAAGAAGTACTACATGGGTGTAACTACAGGCGATAGTGGCCTAATGCGCGAAGCACTGCGTGAGTTTAGCGAGTTCTCCCGCAACTTCCCCGGACTTGTTGGGCCTGACACGCTAGAGCGGTCGTTTAAGTCTAGGCAGGCATACGAGAAAGACTTAGTACTGGGTATGAAGTTCGACAAGGGGCTGCAGAGCAGGCTTAACGATAAGTTCTTGTCTGAGTTTATCGAGCCTTAAGCTCTCCATACCCGGATACCCCGCACCCCGTCCTCAATGACTACTTTAGTAACCACTTTAAACTTAAAACGTTTGGTTTCCTTTAGTATGTCTTTGCGGGCGGAGGGGGGATGCAGGCAGGGTATAAAGAACGACCACCCTGCCTTGAACTTGGTCCAGTTAATCTGGTAGTTCACTTTCTCCACTAGCATCGTCTGCTTCCTTAGCTATAGCGTTCGTGCCAATGAACTCTGGGTGAGAAGAATCAAACCAGACACAGCGAGTAGCACTGGTTGTCATAGCCATACCCTTACCCATGTTCTTGTTGTGAGTCCGAATCACACAGCCTTTGTTAGCCAAGTCCTTAATAGTTGAGTCGTAGTTAACCTGCCGCTTGTTTAAGAAGTCTCTTAGCTTACCCGATGCTATGTAGATAATCTGCGCGTCTGGCTCTTCCCGAATATAAAGCGCACCGCGTGGCTCCAGATAAGGGCGCTTGCTTTTACCTGACCGTGCGTCTGCCTCTGCGTCAATAGACAATATGTTTTGCGTGTGCTCGTTGATGAACTCACCTATCAATGCAAAATTGTCGCTGACTGGAGCAATGGTAGTCTCTCGTAGCTTCTTAACCGCAGGGCCTGCTTTGCGGTAGATACGCCCCATATCAAGCTCGAAGATACCCGCCTCCATTGCAAGTACACCCCCCGCTAAGTTACAGGCTGTAGCTGCCGACCAGTTACGCTCTCTCTGAGTTAGGCTTAGCTCTTTGTCTAGCTTTGCCTGCGTTTCTAAAATAGTATTTTTGCAGTGCTCAGGGTTAGCCATGACGTATCGAACGAACGGCTCTACAGCGTGCCCGAAGTTTTGGCTGAGTTGATGGTCAAACATCTGCTTGCCTTCTTCGGTAGAAATAATGCTTGTGTCTTGATAGTCGATAGAAAACTCTAGTATTCGCATTAGCTCACCGTCAGGCGAGTTTTTTGTGTTCATCAGCTTTTGATAAAACGACGCATTCGAGGATGACAAGGTTATGTTGCGCCACGTGATCTCGTTTTTGCGGTTGGCGTTCATGTGGAAGTGGGCTTTCTCTTTGCCCCTGCCTTGCGACGCAGCGTAGGCAAACTTGCCTATGTCCTTGTCTTCTATGTTTGTCATCTCGTCTATCGTGTTGACTATGTTGTTGAGCGTGCCTAGCTTGTTTATGCGGCCTGTAACCGTGTCGTCTGGCGTGCCTAGTAGCATCTCGGGGTCACCGGCTATGCTGTTTGCCATACGCAGGATGGTTGTCTTACCCGTACCTGCTTTGGGGTGTACCAAGTTTATGATCGCACCTTTCTGCCCCGTGAAGTTAAGCAAGATTGAGCCAAACCCGCTGAGCGCAGCGAAAGCGTGCATCTCAAGTCCCGGCCTGTTGTACAGCTCAAACACTTCCCGCCACTTTTCAAACGACCCACGTGGCTCTAGGTAGTCACTATAAGTAGATGTAACGGAGGAAGGCGGCGAGTGATATACACCGTCTACACGTATCTCCCGTTCCCCCACAATAAAAGCTGTGTGGTTCTCTGCCCAACCAAATTGAACTCGCATTTTGTCTGCCTTGTTTTCTGTGGATAGCGCTTTAATAGAGTCGATTACATACTTATGCAAGTAGGGAGTAGTCTTCTTGTCTGATAAAACACCATTCTTTGCCAATACCTTAGTCAGCTCTCGTGAGTCTAACTGCTCGTTTTTAATGGTAAACTTGCGCACCCCGTCTTTTGGAAGGTGTACTGCAGCAATAGCAACGTCGCCATCCGTCGGGTCAGTCATGCGCTGCTCTATGTAAAAGTCGTACTCGTATACAAACTGGGCTTGCTCTCCGTCCTCAGACTGCACGTAGATGCCGCCATTCTCCCCCCAAACGTAAGGGTGCCGATACTTAATACCTTGCGGTGTGTTCTTTGCTTTCTTAAGAGTTTGCCCAAGAACTATGGGGCTTTTTACTTTTCCTTTGTGCGGACAGCCTTTACAACCTTCTGGGTTGTTAGCTTCAAACTCAGCACAAGAGTGCGGGCCTTTTATGCCCTTCATCTTTCTCTCAGTTGCTTCAGGGCTGTAGTCTGGGTGCCCCTGCGATATTATGTTAGCCGCCTTAATATTGTCTTGGCAGAACTTAGCGACAGACAGTGCGTCAAACCAACGTGGCTCCGCAAGAGTTTCTCTGCTGCGTATGCAGTCCTGCAGCTGTAAGCAGCCGTCCGCACGTGTAACTATTTTCTTGAACACACTAGTGTAGTTCTTGCTTAGCAGCTCTTGCAGTGGGTCTTTGGCCAGCGGCTTTCTTTCTACTTCTTCTGCGTTTGGGTCTACCCCAAGTATCTCTCTGATCTCTTCGGGTGTAACCCGGTTGGTGCTTGGGCGTAATACAGATACTGGAGCAGGAGGATCGTACTTTTGATTGAAGGTCCCGGGCATCCGTAAAACACGGGATGCGTCGAACACTCGTTGGTCAGCGTAAAACTCTTGTGTGACACAGATTTGCTTTAAACGTTTGCAGATAGGCAGCCACTGTGACCGGGGTACTTCTTCGGTAAAAGCCCAGTACGCGTGTATGCCACCTCCAGAATCTATTACAGCGGGGAAAGGAAGACCTACGGTCTCACAAAACTTCTTAAGTGCTAGCTGCGCATCTTTCTTAGTTTCGTACCCTTGGGGCTGGCCAGTAGATGATTCTATGCTGTTGGCCTTCCCCTCTCCGCAGTCTATATCTACCCAAATAGACTGTAATGATTCTACGTTTGTTGCTTCTCTGCTTCCGGCTTTCTCTAATTTACCGAGCATGAAGTAGACATCCTTACCTTGCTTAACAAACTTCTCAGCAAGAACATCTACCTGTGCCCTATCATCAGTAAATTCAGAGTGAAAGCCTGAGCCTGCGCCAACCACACAGTAGTAGCCGCCCGTAGGGACAACATAGTCTATGAGGTTGAAGTCAGTCATTTTTTATACTCTACTATTAGCTTCTTGATTATTTCTTCTAGTTCTTCGCTTGGCTCATGTATGCCGTTAAACCAGTTGTAGACAGCCTGCCGACTGACCCCCAGCCGGTGTGCAACTTCAGTAACGGACACTTCTTTTGAAATGCACACGCGACCTAGTTTTACACCTAGCATGGAGCCGTCGGCCTGCTTGTTTAGACTACTGAGCCGTTTAGTGTAGCCATAGCTCATTAGTCTTCGTCACCCCATATGTCGATGATGTCAGCCATTTCTTCGTCGTCTGCCGGTGCAGCTTCTTTCTTTTTCTTACGCTTAACAGGCTCAGCGACTTCTTCAGCTTCGTCTTCTTCAAAAGGGTCAGCTTGCTTAGGGACTGCTGCCTCGGCTTCAAACACGTCGTCATCGTCGTCTGTTGCTGCAGTAAACATGCTCTTAGCGTCATCGGCAGTGAAACCCTCAGCTTCCTCGAAGGGAGAAGCAGGCTTGTAGGGCAGATACTTGAGCACTTGTACACCGCGCAAGCGAAGTGAAACACCAGTAGTGGCCATCTTGAACGGGATCATCTCGACCGCTACATTTACTGTACTACCAGTAGTGAGCATAAAGTCCTCACCGAGGCGGTCGTTCTTCGCGTCAAACTGAGCAGGCGGCTCGGTTGCGTTGCCGCTGTACGCTGCCTTAAGGCTTGTCTTGCCTACAAAAGTGCCGTCTTCTTGCTTCTTGAAAGGCATCTCTAGTTTCTTGGGCCACGTCTTATCACGGCCTTTGGCATTGGTGTAAGCGTCCTGCATGATGCCGTACAGCTCTTTGGCTTGCGCTGCTGACATACAGAAGTCCAGCTCGTAACGTGCGCCGTCTTCGGTAGGGTCACAAGGTACGCTCTTGCCGTTCTTACCCGCCTTGTTGTCAAACCGGTAAGGCTTGTCCAGACGAGGGTAACGCGCTTCAACGCCTTTGATTATGTGAGATGGGTTAGCCATATACAGTTCCTCTATGTTTCCTATGAAAGGATTTGGTGGTTGCGATGCCGCTTCGATTTGCTGCGCCGCGATTGCAAGTTCTTCCTCGGCTAAAGGTCGAACTGGTTTAAAATATATCCGGTGCGAGTTGTACTGCTCGACTAGATATAATTCGGTTAAGATTTCTTCTGGTTCTTCTCGGTTCTTTTCCAAGTACTCAATGTACTTATAGAAGCCAAGCTTGTTGGTCTCCTTGGAAAACAAACTACTTGCGCTTATGCGTAGCTCACAGACGATACCGTCTTCGGGCAATAGCACTTTGATAACTTGGTAAAACTTGCATGGAGCACTTCGGTTAAAGCCGCCACTCTTAATGCTTCGGGTGCAGTCTATACACCGGTTGGCTTGCACCTTGTGTTCGGGCACGTTGCTATCGGGGTAGTCGCATCCGGTGGACCAACAAACTAAACCGCTACTGTCGTAGTAGCCTCTAGACAGCTCACCTCTATCAACTATCATCACCTGTAGCGAATCTAGGGGGGAGTTGGTCCGTGGGTGTAAGAAACACCCATCTTCATTTTTGAGTCGAATCATTTTTTACGCGGCTTTAAAACAGAAACAATATACTTACGGTTAACTTGTAATCCCGCAGGCATAACGTCGGGGTTGTCCTCAAGAAACTGCTTCATGGCGAGACCAGATATGCGTTTCTCAAGTAGGTGGAAAGCGTCGTGCTCCTTAAGGAAGTCGTACATTCTTTCCCAGTCGCTAGTCCAGTAGTGAGACTGCACTCTACGGCTTACTGTGCCAGAGGGCGTCCTTAGACTATCGAGGTCTTGCTCTTCGCAGAGCGCAAGCAACTTTTCTACTACCACTTCTTGTTGCTTTCTTATTTCTTTAGCTTCGTCTTCTTTCTCTTTAATAGCGTTCCGCATCTTTATATAGATTTTGGTTAGCTTGTCTGCTGAGTCTTTCATGGCTCCTCCTAAATAGCAGGGATAGCCAGTGTAGAACAGTGAGATTTACATTGTCAAGCATCTATTTCTTGTTTGTACAAATCGACGATTTTAGTGTGGTTGTCTATGTTAGACCGCAACATCTTGTATAGCTTGCGCTCTACTTCGCTGCCCTCTATGTGCACCACAGTCATTGGGTTGTGCTGCCCCGGCCTGTCGATACGTGCGTTGGCTTGTAGGTAAGTCTCCACGCTAGTTACGGGGGCGTACCATATTATTGTGTTAGCAGCGGTTAGCGTGAGGCCGTGCGAGGCTGCCTGTGGCTGAATGATAAGCACTTTAATTTTATCTGTGGTCTGGAAGTCTTTGATTATCTCACTGCGTTTGTTCACCGACACCTTGCCTGAGATTACCTCTGCGCTGATCTTATGCTTTGCACAAAACTCTCTGAGCAATTCAATAGTGTGGGTGAAGGGCACGAATACAAGCACTTTGTGTGACGATTCATCTATTACTTCTCTAATAACCTTTAGCCTGTTGCTAACGTCAAACTCAATAACCTCACGGTCGTCAGAGTACACAGCGCCACCTGATATTTGCAGGAGCTTGTTGAGGTTAGTTGCGGCATTCACTGAAGTGACTTGCTCTCCGTCTGCCTCCATTATCATTCGGTCTTTTAACTGTTTGTAGTACGAAGCTTGCTGCTTAGTTAGCGGGGCTTCCCTGTCTACGAAAGTAACCTTTGGCAGGTCGAGGCACTCTTCCTTGCGGAACCTTATCGCCGGTTGCAACGCAGCGTGCACTGTTTCGCTAGCGTCAGGTTTAGGGCGCCAAGTATATTGTGATACTTTATACATCACCTTGTCTTTGAACTGCCCGAAGTACTGGGGTACGTTATTGGGTGCAACTAGCTTAGCTAGTCCGAAGGCATCGGTGGGCGCTTGTGCTGCGGGAGTACCAGTAAGCATCCATAACCAATCCACTCCCTTGCACAGATCGCGCAGTACCTTCCAACGGTTCGTCTGTGCATTCTTGTAGGCGCTAGCCTCATCCACCACAATTAGATCAAAGCCGCCTTTTTCTATCTCTTCTTTTACTACAGCCACGCCGTCGAAGTTTATGATGACAAACTCTGACCCTGCGTTGATTATCTTCTTGCGTGTCGCAGAAGCGCCGTGCGCTACAGAACAAGAGCGGTGCATAGCAAACTTAAACAAATCTTCCTGCCATGCTGATTTCATAATAGACAGAGGGCATATAACCAGTACGCGGTTAATGACTCCTTGCTGCATCAGGTAGTCTGCTGCCCATATTACAGAAGCAGTTTTGCCTGTGCCCTGCTCGTTAAAACAAAACGCTTTCTTGTTTAGAGTAAGAAAGGAGGCTGTCTTCTTCTGGTGTGCAAACGGATCAAAGCGCCCCGACCACTCGTACTCCCTGCCTATGGGCGACGGCACGTCTTTTACACCCAAACTGTTCAGAACTTGAGCTTCATGCAGCCTCCATGGCAGGGCTAGCTTAAAGTAGCCGTCGTCTTGCTCAGCTACTTTGTAGTTTTTTACGCGTTCGGTTATAAGGTGGGGGCGCTTAGTCTTTACCACCATCGCTCGGTTGTTTACTATCTTCATGCTTTAGAGGTCTTCTTTTTCTTGCGCTCGCGGTCGCTAGTTTCAGATACAAGGTTGCCTTTTGAGTCCCGCTTGAAAGAGCGGTTGCGGCTCGCTGTCTCTACCTTAGTACCGTCAGAGTTCTTGCCGCCTTTATCCATAGCCTTCTTGTGCGCTACGTCTTTGCCGTCACCCTTGCTAACCTTGCCTTCCCGCTCAGCCTTGCGGCGAGCAGCGTTGCGCGCGGCACGCTTTTTCTTTTGCTCTTCGGTGCCTTGGTACTTAGCATACTCGGCTTTGTAATCGCGTTTACTCTTCGTCATGGTAATTCCAGTCCTTTTCTCTGTTACTTAACCGTCTACCCACCCTATGATTTGCTTCAAGGGCGTCTTTTATTAACTGCATGCCCCACTCGGCTGCGCACTCGGGATGAAAGTAAAAAGTTAGCATTCTGCTGGGATATTCTTTTCTATGATTAATGTTTTCTTGTATAGCTAATTTCACTACTGGCGGAAACATAGCATATATTGTTTGCAGGGGGAGGTGCGCGTCCCAAACTACATGCGCATCCCCTTGTTCTATTGCATGCCTAAACCCGCAGTTGGGGTAGAAGCATGTTTCTGATGTTGCTTTATCCCAAGGGACTAAGGTGTCAGCGTCTTTTTCACGTGCCGTCATTAGCTTACCCTTGACGTAATTTTTTAAACTTTTCCATAGGTATGTACACGCATTCCTCTACATCAAGCGCGTCTCCTCTGTCGGTTCGTCCTCCTTCGCCTGATTCGTACGTGTCTTCAATCTTAGCTACCATAAGAACGTCAGTAAACTGTACGAACAGTAAGGCGGGTACTTTTAAAGCCGAGGACAACTCTAGCATCGCTCTGTGCTTTGCAGCGCTTAACATATAAGTCGGGTACTTATCATGTGCGTTAGTGCGTACCTTAAGCTCTGCTACTGCGTAAAGCGTGTTGTTGGCGGTGCATATTAACCTATCAACCACACTTAACGGGGGCAATTTTACACACACGGCTTTGTGTGTAGTCTCAAAAGTTTTAAACACTTCGTGCTCTTTCATTAAGTCTTCTTGCTTCTCGTATATAGGTCGCATTATCTTCTCCTGTTATGCTCACAGCTAGTAACCGGACAGAACGCACACAGCGGCCCGTCGATTGCATTCCACACATCGTTTTCTTGTGCTACTTCTAGTCTTTCTAGCTCATCATTGAACACACTTAAGTACGACTTATACATATCTACGGTGTGCTTTTTTTGTATGAACTCATTGCTTACTACATATGCTAACGCAGACTTAATGACTTTTACTTCGGGGTAATTAACAAACGTAGCGCCCGCCATTAAGTCAAGCTGTTTGGTGTCGGCGTACTTAGCGTTCTTACCTGTCTTGTAATCTATAAGGTAAGCCTTATCGCCGTTTACTATTAACAAGTCGACAATGCCGCGCCACCAAACGTCTTTGGCAAAGAACGTAGTAGGTTTGAAAGCGTTGTCCTCCTTAGCCACAGCCATGCGTATTTCGCAATGCTTCTCGCCTTCGATACGGTTAAACGCATCTAGGATTTTCTTAACGTAGTCAAACTTAGCGGGGATAGGCTCGCCGTCTCTTATGTAGTGCTCGGCAGCTTTATGCACTTCGTTGCCATAGAAAGTCGCAGCGTTACCTTTATCTTTAACATCCTTAGCTACTTTTAGATGGTAGTATTTCTTAGGACATTGCTTGAACGTGCTTATGCTGCTGTAAGACCAAGCTGTCATAGGAGACCCTTCTCTTTTAGAATTTCGTAGTTCGCTTCGTGCTGGGGCTTTGTAATGTACTTGCCCTCACCGTTATAAGTTATGGCTAGGTTTTCGCTTACTAAAGCAGCATTAATAGTTAGCGTGCCCTCTATAGTTATAACTCCGAGGTAGCGTCCGTACTTGCCCTTGTCTCTCGTGGAGAGTTTGTAGGTTCCCCCGACGTGTAAGGCTCTCTCGACAAACTCCTTCGCCAAGAATCCGGCTTTCTTTTCGAGAGCATTTCGTGTGCGGCACTCTGGAGTATCAATACCATACAGACGAATGCGCTCACCGCACTTCCAAGTATCAAAGCCAAGGTCAATATCCACATCGACTGTATCTCCGTCCACGACCCTTACGATCTTGCAGTTATACTCGTACATTAGTTTGGCCTTTTGGTTTCTTCCACAACGTGCTGCACTTAACTACTGTTTCTTTGCAGTCGGGGCAGAACATAGAAATCTTACTTGCCCCGTAGGAACCACACACATCACACCGTGGGCCATTCATTTTTTGTTTAGCCATTAGAAAACTCTCCACAATATATAAGTGCCGTCTTTTTGTTTGCGCATCGTTGCGCCCATGTCGTGCCTACTAAGCAGCATCTGAGCCGCTTTAGCTGCTAACAAGTTTTTCAGCTTTACGCTGTCGCCCTTTTTCATTTCAAGCAACGGTTCATACTTAGAAGTCGGCCCTGCTTTTAGAGTAGTAGGTACAGGCACATCGCTTCTTATTTCTAACTCCATATTTACTCCTCCCCTTTCTTGCGCGGCACGAACCCGCCTATTGTTCTTTTTATTGGGTCAGTTAGCGAGTCGGACGAAAAACTTACTCCGTGCTTGCGCTTTTTCCTACCATCAACATCGGTTTCAGTGTAAGCATTGCGGGGGCACTGAGTTATCTTCCCACCTTTAGCCTCGAACTCTGCTATCTGTTTCTCTAACTCTTTGCGTAATCGCTCACGTTCTTCGGCGGTCATCACGTCGATTCTGGTAGTAGTCATTAGTTAATGCCCTTGTAAAACACATGCTTGTGTATCTTGGTTGTTACTTCTCCGGTGTAAGCCCACTGGGGGAACACCTTTGTACTATGATAATGGGTCGCGCCATCTGTAACGTCATCCACCAAACCGCTTAGGTGCGCAATGTACAGCGCGTTAAACCAAGCCTGCCTGTTGTGTGGGTTGTCGCTCTTGCCGTCACAGTAAAAACTAAACTGGCATTTGTGCCGGATAGGAAACCCATTCCAGTAGTACCCTTGCTTAACCACGTCACACGCATTGTCTGGGTAACGTGGGTCTTCAATTCTGTTTTGTATTACTTGAGCAACTGCAATTTGTCCGGCATCGGGTTCGCCCCGGGCCTCAAAGTAAACTGCAAGTGCCACGCACATTAGGGAAGGCGTCATGGCTTCCTCCTACTAGTGTATTGTTTGTTCTTCTATCTCGTACTCGTAGTTAACGGTTTCTTCGTTAGTGGAAAACGGTCCTGCGCCGTTAGTTAAATGGAACTTCATAGCCACAGCCGTGTGCGGAGACATAGTTATTACTGCGTCTACTTCAGGGTGCATAACGGGCGTGGCTTCTAGTAAGTTACTAATCAACTGGCTGCCGTGCCCTCTCTGATAAGACCAGATTGAGTAAGGACATAGCACTGTACCTAATGCGCCGTGCATAGCCTCTCTTTCTTCTAGTGCTTCTTCTATATCAGTAAGCCTGCCTGCGGCTATAAACTTTAACTGCGTCTCGGACTGCGGTACAAACCTACATACCACTACACAAACAACTGCGGCTATCTCACCTGTCTCGTCGTTCACTTCTGCGTAGACATGAAACGGGTCTTCAAACCGCACGCTGTCGTCTTTAAACATGTTCGGCCTTACTGGGTCATCTTCTATTAAATACAGATGATCTGCGGCGTTACACTTTATCAGCATCTTCAAACTCCTGAAGGATGGCTTCTAGCTTTTCTACTGCTTCGCTAGCTCGTTGCAACAAAGCCATAATCTCCTCTGCATCTGCGCCATCGACTTCGATTGTTATTTTCATTTGACGTTATGTATCTCAATTAGCAGGTCGATGCAGTGCTTCGCCTTTTCCAAGTCCGATAAGGGTTGCCCCTTTAACTTCCAACGCGTAATGTATTTCACTACGTTACCTTCTAGCAGGGACAAGCCGTTCTTCTCTGCGTACTCGGCAGGTTGGATCGCCATGTTCTTATAGTGAGTCCCGCCCGTCTGTTTTTGGAGCGGTGTCTGTTCCGGCATCGGGTCGGTCGGTTTTGCCATCTGTGCTGTCAGCATTCTTTTGCTTCTCCTGTTTTTGTTTCTCAAAGATTTTTGCCCAGTTCTCCCCGAAGTCTTTAGCAGGGATAAGGGATGGTCTACGTCTACTACCTTTGCCACTCATTAGTCCTCGTCCTCCCAATCCATCGAGTCAGCTAACCACTCTTTCCGCGCTTGCTCTTTATCAAACGGGTCTTCGTAGTCTTCTTCGAGCGTGGTCAGGTACCGATTGAGATCAGCTATTACTGGGTCTTTATCATTCATTGGCGTGCCCCATGCTTTTCTGGCGTAACTTATTTATAAGTTCACTGTTGGTTGTTGAGCCTACGGTTGTTTTCCAATCTCCTTCGGGAGGAATAGTTTTGTGCATAATTACAAGAGTTGCTTCGTCCCCATCAAACGCGTCGAACAGTTCAAACCCATCGGCAGATTTTTTATTTAAGTAGTCTTGCAGCTCACTGGGAACGACATGTTGTACGCTCCATTCAACATTTTTAACTAAACTCATATCTATTCTCCAAAATTAATAAAGGCCCGTAGCGTGGGCTAGCCGGTGTACACACAGTGCGGAGAACGACGAACCAAGCGCGCTTCGCAGCGGGCTAGGACGAGTGATGATTGCTCCTGTTGTACACTGCGGGTGTTGTGGTCATGATGAAACCTACCCACCGCCCGCTGGGGTATGCGGGGGGAAAAACACACAAAAACCCCCGCGAAACTTAACACTCTCCGTATGAATTCCCGTAGCCGCCTTCGCAATCTAAAGGCAAGTCGGGCGCCCAAGTCGGTCGCACCTTCATTATTTCTTCAACGTGGTGCATCGCCTCTTCTACTTCATCTTCTGGGACGATACAGCCTATCGCATCGTGCACCGTCATAACAACTTTGTATTTCTTAGCAACTCTAAGAAGCTGCTCGCCAATCACAATCCTTGCCAATGCTTGACAAACGTTCTCAATAACCTTCCCACCGTAGATGCGGTTGGGGATTATAGCTCTACCCTTACGGGTGTCGTAAACCGTCTCGTCGTACCCGTCTTCCTCTTCTGCCTCCTGCACTCGCAGGTTGGGGTACTTTATGTACAGCCCGTTCGGTAGCCGTATACCTGTATCACCCTCAACTGTAAGGATACCTGAGCGGCCTAGCTCCTCCACCTCGTCGTCCATCATAGTCTTGAGCGCCTTGTTCGCAGCTCTCCAAAGGGCGGGTATCTCTGGGTATGTATCACGGTATACGTCGATGATCCTTTGGCATTCTTCCTCTTCTAAGTAGACCCCGAAGTTTTTCAACTGTGCTTGGAACTTAGCGGCCCCCATGCCGTAGCCTGCTCCTAGTATCGTAGTCTTACCAACGAACCGCTCGTCCTTAGTTATCTCAGTCTCGGGCTTATCGTAGATAGCTGACGCCATGATCTTATACACGTCGTCCCCCCTGTCGAAAGCCTCTACTAAGTCCTCTTCCTCGGCTAGCCATGCTAGCGTACGTGCTTCGATCTGCGACAAGTCACAGTCGATAAACTTGTACCCGCGTGGTGCGCACATTGCCTTCTTCAACTGCGAGCCTCGGGGTAGGTTCTGCATGTTGATCTTATCGTCCCCACCCCACCGTCCGGTGTGCGCCGCGTAGTAACGCAAGGGGATAGGGAGTGTGCCACGTTCTGCAATGTCGATAAACCGCTGCGTGCGTGTCTCTTCAATGGTAGAGCGCACCCCAAGTCGGGCAGCAACTATAGCCTGTACCTCTGGGTTCTCGTGCTCTTGCAGTGCCTTGAATGCCTCGTCACTCTTAGCGAAGGCGAAGGTTTCCTTGCCCGTCGCGGGGCTTATCTTAGTCGGCGGCTCGATTCCATACGAGCGCAGTAGCTCGGCAAATTGTGGGTTGCTTGTTAGCTTTTTCTTGTCGTGAGTGACCTTAGCCATTAGTGCTTCTTTAGTATCCTTAACCTCCTTCAAGTGGGCCTCCAGTATGTCTTTATCTAGCACCAGACTAGGCTCGCTAAACATGCGGATGGTCAGGTCAATAAGGTTAAGCTCGAATACGGGGAAGTCTTTGACTAGCACTTTGAACAGTTTGTAGGTCAGCTCCACGTCCTGTTGGCAGTAGCCTCCGTAGGCTTCCATTTCTGCCTTGGTGAAGTCGAGGCGCCGCTTGCCTATTGCATCGTGAACCTCAGTTCCTTTTGCGCCAAGCTCGTAGTATTCAGAGAGGGCGGCCAGACTGCCACCTACTTCGATAGAGTGGATAGCCCGTGCCATTGCTAGAGTATCTGCAATCTTCTTGGGCTTAATACCAAAGTGCCAGTTAAGAATTGCCATATCAAACATGGCATTATGAGCGAGAGCAATTGAGTTCTCCCAGTCAAACTGAGAAAGGAATTCTGCTACCTGTTTCTTTGATCCTGTAAACCAAAGTGGGGCAGCAGCTTCTTGCTGTGCGGAGTGATGATAGTTCTTGACCGCAACGCCAATCACCTCGAAGCGTGGGTCGCGTATGTATTCTTCTGTAGTTAGCTTGCGTAGTCCGTAGTCTTTCGCGTAGTAAGTCTCAAAGTCGACCACCAGTAAGTCCATCATTAGTATCCTTGCTCATCACTGTAGTTAAAATAGATTCAAGCTCGGCCATGTTGTCCTCGTTAATCACGCAGGATACGCCACCGGCTTTTATAATGTCTGCAAGTTCTTTCTCTTGCAAGGGGGTAGGTTTGTTCTTGCCTGCTTTGCACTCGATGCCAATGAAGCACCCGCGTAGGCAGCACACTATGTCAGGGACGCCGCTCCTGCCCATGCCGTACGATGCGGGGAAGAAGTAATACGCGCCGTACTCTTTGAGTAAGCGCACTACTTTGTTCTTAACTTTCTTCTCGGGAGTCATAGCCATTCAAGAAGAATAGCGAATAGTTTGGACTTTGTAAAGGCATAAAAAACCCCGCACTTGGCGGGGTCAGGGGAACCTACAAATTGTAGGTTAGTTGGCGGGTTCGTCTCCGAAAACTAATTCGTCATCTACGTGTGCTTCGAGCACCCTGCGTATCTCCGCAGTGTAGTTAGTGAAATTGTTTTTGAAGTAATCTACTACATGCTCTGGCAGGCGCACGTTGGTATGCACCATAGCGGGCTTAGTACCTGCGCCTCTGCGTCTAACTGTTGAATTCATTTGCAATCCCCTCCATTACCCAAAATTTATCTGCTTCATATTTGAAGCCTACGTTATCTACAAAGCTGTTGTTCTCTGAGAGCTTAAGCATACCCAAGGCGCCCCGTGCTTTGTCAGACAGTTGCTCACGTCTGAATGTGCGAACTCTGGTGTCGCCCTTGCGGTACACGTGGAACTCTTCTGGCTGCGCTAGTACATACAAGCCTGTTTCTCCGCCGCGCATGGCGTACGCTTCGGTCACTAGCTCGTGGGTATCTGAAGCATCTATGTACGCATCCAGTACGTGGGATTTGCCTTGCTCTTGGAAAAACTGCGCCACTGCTTGTGATAGCTGCGAGTTGCTTGTGATAGCCTCCTCTAGTTGTTCCATCACAGCGCTCTTAGCTCTACGCCGCTTGTACGAAGTGTCACTGTGCGCCGACGATATAGCCGAAGTTATCTTGGACGCTACTGAGCCAAGTTTTTCTATCTTAGTCATGCCATAGAAATACTTACGTATTATAGCCGCGGCCTTGTTCACGCTAAGCGTTTTCATCGAGGTTCTGCGTAGCATGGTCTCTCCTATCCGTGCATTACGGAACTCAAGGGCGCCAGTGTCCGCAAAGTCTACGCGTCCCACGCACTCTAGTCCGTCATACACAAACATCTCTGAGAACCCAACGTCATAGTCGAGGTCGAGGCAAAAGTTTAAGTGCGGCATCTTCGGTGCGAGGCTTCGCAGTAAATTGTAGACCAGCTCCTGCGCCTTAGTACCTCCTGCGTAACCAAAGGTAGGACGCTTAGGTGAAAACTCCACCGCAGTCTCAAAGGTGCGCCAATGAAAAACATTTGCAGGCATGTTGGTAAACCTGTGCATTGTGTTGTTTTTCAGCCGGTCACTGATAAGTGCTGCTGCTCCTCTTGCGATATATACTTCTGTAAAAGCCATGTTGTTCTCCTTACCACTCGTAGGTTTTGATGATTTCGTCTACTTCTTTCTTAACTTCTTCACGCACTTCGGGCTTATCCTTGAACATCTCCTTGGTCTTGCCCTCCATGATCTCCTCTAGCTTCTTGCGTGCCTCTTCTAGCTTGGGGTCTTTGGTAACATTCATGTGCTTAAGCATGCGGCATAACTCCAATGGGTTAGATACAAAAGTATCATGCCACCGTTTGTCATCGTCGTCTGCCCCCGCGCACTTCTCGCTGATGTGGTCGAGCTGCTTACGCAATCTGCGCTCACTCTCCTTCACCGCTTCCTGTACCCTGCGTTCTACCTCGTCATCACAGGCGGAGCGTAGCTCTTGCATCTCCTGCTCTGGCAGGTCTATGCACAAGTGGCCCCCAGACGGAACAGGTGCAACGGCAAAATTCCAAGCGTACTTGCCCATCACCTCCTCCACCGGAGGGTAGTCAGCCTCGTTGAATATGTCACCGCGATACTCTCTGGCCACCTCCCGATACACTGCGTACTTGTCTCTGAACTGATTGACCTGCCGCTCGAACTCTTGGCGCTTCCAGTTGTGCTGCTGCTTGTAGTCTATGAACAGACTAGTCGGGCATAGCCTCCACCCTTTGTCATCCCATGGCAGTGTCATTGCTGAATGCCACAGTCGAGAGTTGCCTGCGTACTTCTGTATGTCCTTATGGCCCGACGAACCCACCATGAGTTCATCGTATGCACGCGTAGCTTTGGGGTCGGCGTTCTTACTTGCTGCTATCTCCTGCTCTAGCTGCTTGTTGCGCCTAGTTGCGCCCCACACACTGATGTTTAACTTAACCAATACTGCACTGTTTGCTATTGCACTCATCACTCTTCTCCAACCTACAATTTGTAGGTTTAATCAATTTGAATTGTCTTGCCCACAGGGGCGGTTATTTTCGTGTCGTTAGTTATTGCCCACAGAATTGGAACAGTCCAATTCCCCCAGTTGTAAATCTCACCATCGGTCAGCATGATTACACAGTCAGGCTTGATGCCCTTCTCTTTTAGGTAGTCGGATACACACGTCGGGTCTGTCCCGCCTCCACCCGTTGCAGTTTTCATAGCAGGTGCATTGTTCAGAGAGTCACTAGAATAAACCTCGTGGTTCTCCACCTGCCCGTCCCAATCAATGAAGTGTATCTTGTCGATAGAGACTGCCTTAGCAATACCAATGATCTCACTGGTCACGTCTCGCAGTCGGTCTGCGAAGAACATCGAACCCGAAGTATCACGCGCAATCACCACCTCGTTGATGCTGTTACCTTGCAGTGTTGGCATCACAATGTCTTGGTGCAGAAACCTACGGCTTGGTCGGCGCCAAGTAGACTGCTCCTTCTTTCTACATGTCGAGTTCATAAACATGCGCAGCAGTGTCCGCCAGCTCACCTTGGGTGTGACTAGCTCGCTTAGACCGAGAGCGTCCTGCAGGCTGTCTTGTCCTGCTTTAGCATCTGCATGGAGTCCTTGGCGGATAGCTTGCTTGATGTCCTCAGCAAGTTTCTCCTTCTCCTCAGTACCCATGTCCTTTGCACTCTCCCAGTCGTGGTTGTCGAACCCTGCGTCACCGTCGTCGCCCTCGCCACCACCGCCTTCCTCTTGCTCCTGCTCAAGGTCTCGGAAGATGCGTTTGACCGTCCACTCGTGATACTTCGGGTCGTACAGTCCTATCGCTTTGCCCGTCCCATCCACAGGCATTTCGGTCAGGGCGTGCTCGGGGTCAGCCACAATGATGCGGTCGTTTATCCAATAGTCAGTCGCCATGTTGGTACGCATAGCGTGCTGCTCGGCAAGCCTACGGTAAGTCACCATGTGCATACCTGCCTTGTGCAGCCACTCGTGCACCATGATAAACGCCGCGCCCTTGTCGTCCTCATTCTTCACTGTGTTGAACAGGAAGTCTGGATTGAACCAACAGTCGCGCCCGTTAGTTGCTGCGGTAGGCACGTCAGTAGTCAGGTAAGTGTTACCGTGCATAGCCACACCGCGCAGTAGACCGAACTGTTTAGAGCGCATAAGCCCGATCTTGATCGCTTTGAATTTTCTATCTACAAGCATAGTTGTTCTCCAACCTACATATTGTAGGTTTACAGTAGGTCTTCGTTGTCAGCCGCCCACAGTGCGAACTCGCTGTTAGTGAACGCAATCTGGCTCTTAGTCTTGTGGCGAGCCAGTGACACACAGAAAATCACTTGGAACTCCTCCTCCATGCGGCGCAGGTACTTGAGAATATTACTCAGGTTGTCCTTCTCTACATGCTGTAGCAGTCCGAACGTAAGGACAGCCCGTGCACCGGCATCTTCTGGTATTAGCGCAGTGGCAGGCGTGGTAACAATAGAACTTACAGACGGCAGGCTTTCTTGGAATCTAATAAAGGAAGAGATAGATTCCGCAAACGACGCACCGGCTGCACCTGTCAGCGAAGCAGTAAGAGAGTCAGAGTCGAAGTGCTCCATCTGCCAGATGATGCGACTAGCTATCTCAAGCGTACGAGGCGAGACCACGTTGTCCTGCGGGTTGGCAGGGTGGAATATGAACTCGTTCTTAGCCCCGTCTAGGTATGACGCGAGCGCCTGCGGGTAACGATCTACCCATGCCATAACAACAGGATGGATGCCATTGCCCGCTGCCCACTGTAGCCACTCAGTAGAGTTAGGCTTGCGCATCACAAGCTCAACGACACGCTGCCTCGTATGCTGAGCGAGACCATCGCCCACACCGTCAGTGTCCATGTTGCCCGTCATAAAGATAATGCTTCCCTCGGGTATGTCGAGGTCACCTAGTCTAGGTCTAAATACTTCTAGCATAGGGTGAAGCATGTTCTTCACCGGCTCAGCGCCCTTGGTAAACTCATCGAGGCAGATCACCACAGGCTTACCTGTAGTCAGACCGAACCGTGCGTTGGGGTAGTAGCGTGTGACCTTCTCGGCATGGTCGATCACAGGCATAGCCACGTCACCGAGGTCTAGGTTGGGTACGTCAACCATTGATAGGTCGTAACCCGTTGCTGCTGCTATAGCCTCAGCAATCATTGATTTACCCACCCCGGGTTCGCCGCGTAACATGTATCGCACGTTGGGGTTGGCGAGGATAAGTGCAGCCGCTTGCTTGTGGCTTACGGTGCGTGTTTCGTTCAATAAAGATTCACTCATGGTCGTTCTCCAGTTGTAACCTACAATTTGTAGGTTGGTTAGTTGGTCTTACAGTTTTCAAAGAGTCTTACAGTTTTCAAAGAGTCTTACAGTTTTCAAACTACAGGTACATTGTACCACAGTGTGGTACAGAATGTCAAGTTAACACCTCACACCCGAACTGCTCGGGCTTGGCTGTCATGTGTACCTTGCGCTCGTCCATCGAGACGACGAGCAGCTTGTTGTTGTGCATCCCTCGAAGGTACATCTTGCGACCACTTGCATCGCTTAGTATTTCTCCAGTAGTCACAAGGGTTTGAGTCTTAGCTTTGATTAGAGTGCTCATTCGATTACCGCCTCCGCACCGGTGAGATACTTGGCGTTGTCGTTAGATAGCGGGTTGTTAGTCTCCCGTTCCTCGAACAAGTCCTCCGCGAACATATACTTGAGCACGTCGTCGACCTTCTTGGTCAGCGTTGCAGGCTTTATTGATTTGACGCGCTTATATGTGTTGGCCGGAGGCGCATACTGATACTCCGAGTGCAAGGCCATAGGTAGCAGGTAGTCTAGCGCCTCGTCCCACTGGGACTGGTCTAGCATGAGGGCGTGCAGCTGCCCTGCGGTTATGGTCGTGCGCCCGTCGAACGTACTCCAAGTCTTATCCTCGTAAGTCTCTGGGTCGATCATCTTGGCCGCGGCTCGGGCGAACTTGGTGAACTTCTCCACCTCCTTGCGCCGCATCCCCATCTGGGCGCGCTTGAGGTAGTAGCCGTACTGCTTGGGTGCATCGACAAACTCGAAGTATTTACCCTGCGTGTCCGTCCCCTCGACCATGCGTATCTTCACGACGTTGTCGTCCTTAATCACTGTTGTAGCATTCTTAAGCTCAATGACGGTGTTGCCCTTGCGACTGTAAGCTCGCACTAATGAGCGGCTGTAGTAGGCGGTCGGCATGAATAGGCCATCGATGAAGCTATGCGTGGTGTTAGTGCTCCACCCTTCGAGGTTGATAATAATCTCCCCATTAGACAGGAAGGTCACCACGTCAGTGTCATACAATCTGCAAGCCACCGCATCAAGCGCACCCTGCTTCGACGGGTATGAGACTCTAACGATCTGCATGTGCTTCTTGCGCCTTCCGTTGGCCGTGTTGCATATAGGCCGTAGGTTGTCGCTGCCCCGTATCGGGGTGATTGAGTTGTAGTGCATCAGGGCTGCACGGTAGGTGTGCAGTTGGGGTAGATCAGTTACGTTTCCGAACATTGTCGTTCTCCTGTTGAACCTACAAATTGTAGGTTAGTTGGTTGGTTTACTTTCTTTTCTCTGGCACTTCCTGTGCCTTGTCTGCGGCATGTTGGTCTGCCGCCCACCGCTTGAGCACGCCTAAGTCGTACTCCGCCAGTAACTCACCTAGCGTTATGCCTGCTTTACTATTAGTAGCTACATCATCTGCTTCTGGCAGACTGTCAGCGTAGGTCTTGAATCCTTCTCTCATAGCAACATCCCCAAAAACACTAGGCAGTAGATGCCTGTCAGAAAGCCAACGGTGAACAGTGCGCGGCCTGCCCATACCAAAGCAGGCACAGGTGCTGCCTCGTCTGCCCAACGGTAGCGGTTCTCTGGGTCGTGGATGTTAAGGTCACGCGGGAAACATATCTGGTCGGTGCGCCACTTGGTCATGCGCTCGTGTATCTTTTCCTTACCTTCAGCCATCTTTCGCAATTCTTCTACTTTCTTATTCATCATGTCGTCCTCTTAGGGTTGGTTGTCTTAAGCGTATCTGGGTTGGTGATTAACTGGTAGTTACCCTTGCTGTACTCTTGGGCAACGCACCATCCCATCCGCGCTTGCTTTGCTGCACGCTCACCGCATGATAGGCAGGTTGTGAATCCCGCTGCTCTGCGCTGATCGTGGTACTGCTCACTGCACACTCTGCATGTCGCCATAGTGTTCTCCTGTTTAACCTACAAGTTGTAGGTTGGTTACGCCTCTTCGACTTCCTCGAAGAAATAATAGTCGGCGGCGTAGTCATACCAAACCTGCACGCCATTGATTGGGTCGCCCTCAGCTCGAGAGTGGGTTGGCTTGGGTTGCTCGGTTACCTCGCTTTCGCTGAATATTGCGCCGTCCACACAGATAAGCTGTGCGTCTACTAGGCTCGGGTCGTTCTGCAAAATGAAATCAAATAACTTCATGGTCGTTCTCCTGTTGAACCTACAAATTGTAGGTTGGTTTTCTGTGGTACTGCTTAGGTATTGTTATACGAGAGCGTGGTACGATTCTCTAGTATTTAGTATATTGTACCACAGTGTGGTACGTTTGTCAAGTCGGGCGGGGTATTGTTATAAATAAGCGGGTATTATTATACGATTATTACGAGGGGCTATAATAATGTGGTACGTGAAGAGGCCGCGTAAACAAAGGGCTGTAGAGGGTTTTTCTTATATTATTATATTATTATGTAAAATAGAGAAGAGCACGACATAGTTTCATACTTAATGGGTTTTCCGACTTATGCGAGAGAGGGGAAGAGACTAGGTATTTATGGGAGTACGCTCTAAAAACGCATAATAATGTAATAATACGACTTTCTCCTTGTACTTCAGCAACTTACAGGCGCAACTTAAACATAATGTTAGGATTACCGTGTAACATTGTGGTACAACAGCAGCAAACAGTGGTACAGCAGCAGCTTCTACCTGCAACAACTATCATCAACTACTATCACCGCGAAAATTTCGCGAGAGCCAGACACAAAAAAGCCCACCGTTTTACTGGTGGGCTTGGGTGGGCGAACACTTAG